CAGGCTCTTTGGCGCACTTGCGGGTAAAGTTGTGAACCTGAGCGCCATAGCTCGACGCTCGTCCGGTGGCAGCCCCTCCAGCAAAAACGAAAGCGCCTCGGACTCGGTGATCTTCTTCATCGGCGAGGTTGGAGAGGCGGTTGAACTTCGCGACCGAAGACGCCCAGAGGTCGTCTGCGCATTGAATAACGTCTGCAACATGGGGCGGAATTTCATCGGGGTCTTCCATTGCGAGCAGGTTGGCCCGCACAGTCTTGTCGATACTGTATTTTTCACCAGTCCACATCAGTTTCTTGGCCTCTGGACCGACACGCTCCAGCACCCACTCGCGCATCTTGGGCGACCTGACGCTGGTGATCGCGCCATCGGTCACCTCGGTGACGATCTGCTGAATCTCGACGGTCTCGTCAGCGGAGTACTTGACTGCGGCGTGGCACAGCGGCACGTCCACCAGCACCCCACGGTCGTTGATCTGCTCGTTGACGTGGTAGTCCAGCAGCTCGTCATCGGACAGCGGGCGCAGCGACTTGCTGACCAGGCGCATGACTTTCACGTCCATTTCGCAATAGCGCACCATTTCGTCCATCAGGGCGGCGTCCTCACGGAACTGGCCGTTAGGCTGAGGCACAGACAGCAGCCGGATCAGTTGGCTGCCTCGGTGGTCCTTGCGCATGTCAGCGCCAGCAAAGCGGCCCACGTCCTCCAGTGAGCCAGGCGCACAGTTGGCGCGGGCTTGTGCTGCGGTGCAGACGAATTGCTCCAGCTTGAAGTTGATCTGCAAGACATACCAAAAGATCAGGCGCTCAAAGGCGGCGTTGTGAGCGTAGATCAGGCCTTGCCACTCACGCACGCTCTCGGGGAACGGCTGACCGGGCAACCAGGTGACGACCTCATCGTCATCGAAGGCGTAGGACATACAGAGGACGTCGGTGCTCGCATCCTGCGCGTAGTTGTAGACGCCCTTGGCCTTCAGGTCACAGCGGCTGCGGGTCTCAAAATCTATCCAGAGAATCATGTTGCGTTCCTTTTCCAATGCCCTCTGTCACAGGGCATCAGAAAAAGGGCCTACTGACGGAGGTTGTGAATTCTGACCTACACATTTATGTGGCTCTTAGTCAGTAACGGCGTCCACCGTTGCGTATAACGCTTTCACAACCCCCGCTTTCGGCCTCTACTTTTACGCTGCGCGGCGGCGGCGAGCTGGTGCTTCTTCAGCAGCCTCAGGTGCCTCAGGCGCTTCGCCGTCCATGCTCATCCACTCGACGATCTCAAAGACCGGGGTGTAGATTTTGCCGTAGGACTTGTGCTGGTAGTGGTCCTTCTTTAGACGCACGATGGCCACTGGTTTGGTCTGGTCTTTATCGACCTGATCAGCCAGGGCCACGGCCAGGGTCTGCACCGCACGCTTACCGCCGACTGACGTCACGGTGTAGCGGGCTTCCAGACCCTTGTCGTCGCCAGAGACGCACTTCATCGACATGCCGACCTGCGACTCCCAGCCCTTCTTGGCACCGGGAGGTGCTTCGTCGAGTTCTGGCAGAGGGTTGGCGATGCCCACCATCTTTTCGCCGAGCACCTCGCCGTCGCCCCAGGCGATGAAGCCGTGGACGAACGACAGAGGATTGACGGCCCAAGTCGAGCCTTCTTCGATCTCGGTCTGGTCTGCACCGAAGACCCAATGGCCGCCTTTGTCCATCTTGATGATGGCCACGCCAACGTCGCCACTAACGGGTTGGAGGTTACGCAAGGCGCTGGTCAGGGCGGGGAGGTTTGCTTTGGAGAATGTTGCGAGTTGCATATCTTACTTTCACTGGAGTTTAGAAATGGCGGCCCGAAGGTCGCCGAGTTGCAACACTGCTGGGCGGGAGTCATCCTCGCTTGCCAGTGTTGTGCCTGATGACACCGACTTGACGAGATCGTCAGGCAGTGCCAACTTGCGCTTTTTCAGCACCTTCTCAATCTGAGCAGGGCTGCGAATTTCCTCTGGGCTGAACAGCTCGTCACGGGGCACGCCCATGTCGTGCAGCGCAGCGGTTGCTTTGGCGTCATCGACCCACTGACGACGGGCTTGCTTCTGTACAAGTTTATACCCCGGCACGGGCACATTTTTCTCAAGCAACTGAAACGCCAGCGCCCGCAGGTCGGTGATCCAGCCCTCCAGCACGTCAGCCTTGGCCAGATACTGGCCGAGCGTAGCGGCGTCGATCTCTTTGATCTTCACCAAGGCCGCACGCTCAACAGCGCCCGTCATCTGAGGGCAAACGGGCTTGGCTGCGCACCAGCGGCAGTGATCGCCAGAATGCAAAACTGCGTCGGGATACTGAGACTCTTTAACTGCCTGCACCAGCGTCTGCTCAAACTTCGCGATACGCTCTGGCGTTGTCGTCCAGCGGCGGATCATGGGCGGCTGCACGATCACGCACTCGATCTCGGTCGCGCCCTCGAAGGCCCACTTCAGAGCATCGGTTCGCATCGCGGCGGCTGCGTAGAACATGAGCTGTTCGTTTTCTTCTGCCGACACCATCACACCATCGCCGAACTTCCAGTCCAGCACCACGGCCTTGTCGCCCATGCGGCCCACGAAGTCGGTCGAGCCGAACACACCCGGCAGCAGATCACCGAAGCCGACGCGCGTCTCAACTTCGTAGCTCATCTCCTGCTTAGGGTCGATCTCGTCCAGCAGCGCCAGTGCAGGCACCAGCTTATCGTCGATCAGGTCTTGCGTGAGCACTTGGTCTTGATACTTCTTGCCGAGGAAGGACTCCAGCGGCTGGAGCGTTGCCAAGTGCTCGGCAATCGTGTCGTGCAGCAGTGTGCCTTCGTCGGCGTACTTGCTGCTGGGCTTTGGGGGCATCTTCTGCACCAGCGCCACACTGCCAGGGCAGTTGATGACGCGCTTGGCGGTGCTACCGCCGACGATGTTACTGTGCTGCATTTCGGGCCTCCATCATGGCATCTGCCCACTGGTAAGCTGTATCAGCAAGAATGCCCTTTGCAATTTCGTGCATTTCATCACTCTCGTACTCACCCTGCATAGTTTTAAGAATAAAGCGGTGATCTTTACCCATTAATTTATGCAATGCTTGCACCGCAAAGTAGTCACGCAAGGTTGGTGTGTTATTCGACATTTTCTGTCTCCGTCAAAGCGATCAGGGCGTCGCGCAGTTGCTCTGCCTGCTCTTTTGAAAGATGGGTGGATGTGTAAGCGCAGTGGCGATGGAGGCTGATCCAGATGCCACCCTCGTATGGGGTGAGGTTGATGTTGCTGTACTCGGCGCCTTTGATTGAGTAGTCCATTTGACTGTCCTTTAGTTGATGAGGCGTTCAGTGTATCACAGAAAAAATTTGTTGTGCAAATCTTTTTTTCATGTATTATTCGTGTCAAAGGAGCAAACGACATGTACAAACACACACCCGGCGAGTGGTCACAAGACGTAGACGAAGATGACGACACATATTTTGTTTTTGCAGATGACGGCGACGTTAACGAAGGCCAAGATATAGCCTATTGTTTCGGTCCCAACCGCGCCGCCAATGCTTTTTTGATTAGCCTTGCGCCTGAAATGCTGCAAGCCATGATGTCCTTAGTGAAACATTGCCCGCACACAACCCCCGAAGGTAGAGACGCGCACAAAACTGCTAGATCCCTTATCCAATGGGCAAAAAAATATGCTTGAGCGTCAGGTCGAAGCCCACCTCGTCAAGCGCGTCAAAGAGCTGGGCGGAAAGGCGTACAAGTTCACCAGCCCTGCGCATCGCGGCGTGGCCGACCGGATCGTGTGCCTGCCCAACGGCCAGACATGGTTTGTTGAGGTCAAGACCGAGGGCGGCAGGCTGTCGGAGTTGCAAAAAGTCTTTGCCAGTGACATGGCCAAGATGAATCAGAAATACGTTTGTTTATGGAACAAGGAGCAGATCAATGAATGGCTTACCAATAACGCTTGAGATGACACCTGAAGAGGAGGCGCATTTTAATGAAATGTACGCAAGGGCTGTAAAAAGCGCGTTGTCCGAACAGGTCGGCGGCGATCACTACAAAGACAAGGGCATCCAGCCCATCATCTACATCCACGCCAACGACCTCGGCTTTTGCGAGGGCAACGTCGTGAAGTACGTCACCCGCTGGCGTGAGAAGAACGGCGTCGCTGATCTGAAGAAGGCGATCCATTACCTTGAGCTGCTGATCGAGCTGGAAAGTAAAAACTTAGGGTAAACACCTAGAAAAAAGACTTGACATCTGTAAAGAAATCTTTTACAATATAAGTTCAAACAGTAAAGGAGTCTCAAATGAAGTTTGCCCAAAACCGCCCCTGGATTGTTGCCGTCGACGACGAGCGCGATCTTGACCACGGAATCATTGTCATGCTTAAAGATGGCTGGTGCTTTAAGTCTGACCCAGGCTGTGGAACCCGAGGGTTCGACACAGTAGCCGAAGCCAAAGCTGGTACGGCGAAAAGCGAAGTCTATGAAACTGCGTGACTACCAAGAGACGGCTGCTGACTTCTTGTACGAGCACGACCGCGCCATGATCCTGGCTCCGGTCGGTGCTGGCAAGACCGCCATCACGCTGACGGC